AAGGTAGTATTATATCTAAACATTCCTACCTCTGGCGTTCCTGGTCGCTCTGCTGTAGTACCTACTGGAATTGTTACAGCTCCATTTAAATCTACATCTAAAATATTGTTAGCCTGGGAAATACTAGAGTTTCCTACCTCAGTTGATGTTGTAAATATTGGTAAAAAGTTTGTTGATCCAGAGCCGCCTAATAATGTTACTGAGGTAGCTCCAAAAGTTATTACCTCTATCTCTACTCCAGATTCTACCTCATTTCCTGTACCAAAATCTAAAGTAGTACCAGATACAGAGAAATTATCTTTTGATTGATATACCCCATCAAAATAAACCTGGATGTCATTCTCATCTGATACTGACTGTGACAGCGTGTACTGGTAGTCAGTTCCATCCGCTGTAAAGTTATCTCTATAAATCTCTAAGTTTACATTTGTAGTACCACCGCCTCCAGAAACATCATCCCAGCTAAATGATCCATCGCCATCAGATGTTAAAACTTGACCAGGCGATCCATCTCCAGATACATTTAACTGATCAGCTCCTATTGAGTTATTTGCGAGTGATAATGTAACAGCTCCTGTATTTACATTAGCTGCTATTATTGAGTCAGTGGCTATTGATCTAACTACATCAACCCAGGAAAAAGTGCCATCCCCATCAGATAATAATGCTTTTAGTGCAGTTCCGTTCCCATCTACTTTTAATTCACTAGCGCCCACTGAGTTAGCTGCTATTTTATCATCTGTAACAGCATCTGAGGCTAGTTGATCAGTATCTATTCCGCCATCAGCTACAGCAAATTGATTGCTGCCATCTAGATTTAAAGTAACCTCATCAGCGATGTAGGTTTCGCCTAAATCAGTAACCTCAAAATTTAACTTTCCATTAGTATCATCATAGGTTACTGTGATATTTGTTTCTGTATTACCAGAAACCATAGCGCCTATAAGATCCTGGAAATCCTCTGTATTTAGAGAAATAGTCACATCGCCTTGGCTGTAATCAGCATCTATACCAGTTCCCCCTGTTAATGATGTCACTGAAAATGTGCTAGCATCTACCCAGTCAGTTCCTGTAAGTGTGCTGCTTAATAGTTGGCCATTTGTGCCTGGCGAGTTTAGAGAATCTTTTATAGTTCCATCAACTCTGAGATCACCCTCGACTCTTAAATCACCAGATGTATTTACATGGAGTCCTAATTCATTGCCAACTCCATCAGTTAGCTGTTTGTCAGTTCCGCCTACCTCATCATTATCTATAGCTTTAACTATTGATTGATAGGTATCTTTTATTTTATTTCCAGTGAATGTAGCCATCTATGTATTTTCTACAAATTTAATCATTTTCTAAGGTATGCTATGCACTCTCCAGCAGTCACAGTAATATCGGTCATGTGACCTCTAATAGAATGGAAATCTTTTAGTGTTAATGTCACTGTGGTATCACCTCCATTAGTAAGGTTTGTAAAAGTCAAAGTAGTGTTTCCTAGTGACTCTATCAAACCATAATGCTCTCCATCTGGAGTAGTATTTGTATTGTTAGAATCTAGGTGTCTAAACCCAAAATCGCCAAACTGTAATCTATAAAAATTGTTAGCACTATATAATTCCTGTGTAGCCATATTATTTCTTTTTAGCTGGTTTATTTCTGCCTTGCTTTTGCGCTCTGGTGCAGTGACTATATTTACCTCTACGATTTAATGCTTTGCCCATCACTTAGTTTTATCTTTTAGCTTTTCGTATGTTCTAAGTCCACCTAAACCTAGCATTCCCATTAGTACTGTGAAAAGGCTGTTAGTGTCAAACTCTACTGGATCAATGTCAGTATAAGCTATCAGCAATGGCATTACTATATAATGAAAGCCAAAAGCAGCTGCGCAAATCCAGCCGACCATAGGCCGCCAGCCACTAACAAAAATACTCCTATTCTGAGCCTCTACTTTATTAATCTCTGCCTGGAGTTCTATAAGGCGTTGAGGATCCATTTCCTTTCCTTTGATTGCCTCACGAATATCTAAAGCTAGGCCACCTAGATTGGTGTTACCTTTATCGCCTTTGCCCAGTAGAGATAATAAAAATTTAATCATATAACTCGTATGTAGTTTTACGCCCTTTTTTTACAGCTCTGAGTACATTTTTTCTATTTCCACTTGGGCCTACATAAGATACATGGATCCAGTCTGGATTTTCATCATCACCATGCTCCCAGATTAATTGATCGAAATCTAATTCATCTTTGATGTAATTAAATAACTCTGCATTAGTTTTCATACCAGTTGCATCTATATCAATAGCTTGCCCTTTAGTGTGTTGAGATGTACGTTTAGATCTGATTGCATCACAAAGATCTGGCGATCTATAAAAACTATTTACACGAATCGGCTCTGCTGCCCATTCTCTGAGCGGCTCGAATACATTTTTGGCAAGTTTTTTCATGTTTTGCACAGCCACCTCTGGTGGTGTATTGTCGATCTCTTTTTTCTCCGCTGTCGCTGAATGACTCGCCTCCCTCCAGCTGATGTGTTTGCTGATATATCTCATTGCTTATTTTTTAAGTTTTTTGATTTCATCTTTTAAATCTGCAAATTTCTGCTCTACCCAGTCTGGGATCTTATTATTATTGTCATCCTTGACAATTTTGCGAGATGCTAAAATCATAGCAATAGCCGAGATAAAAATTACTCCAGCAATTATAATCATTAAAGTGTCCATATTTATTGTATTAGTATTATTTAAATTTAACGTACTGCCTACAGTTCCTGTCCTCACCTACGTTTATCCTTTTGTAGGTACTCAATGTCTTTCATAAAGGCACGCATTTCGAGTTCCATCTCTTTCATTTCTGCCTCTAATTTTCTTTGAGCTGGCCAGGTATATTTTTGTTCATTCTCTTTTAGCTTTGCAGCAGCGGTTTCCACTGCATCAATTCTAGCGTTTAGAGTATAATAGGATCCTATAATAGATGCAAACATTGCAGCTATTGTGATTATTTGTGTAATGTTTATGGAAAAATCCGCTTTTCCATCGTTATTAATATCAATTTTTGGGGACATATAATTACTTTTTTAAATCTTTATTTATTTTAACTAATAATGAAACAACTGTCAAAACCAATACTAAAAACTGTACCCAGGGATTAATGGCCTGGATACCACCAATAATTAAACTGACAAAAGCCAGTATATAAATTTTTAAATCCGCCATATTAACTAATTTGCTCAACACGATTAGAAATATTTAAAATAGCTCTAAAATATGTTTTATCACCGCCATCCTCATAAAGATAATTAGTACCCTCATTGGTGCAAGTGTAAACATTAAAACCATCAGAACTCAAGTCAAAATAGCTATCTGATCTGGTGCGAATCAAATTCAATATCTCAGAGGTGATCTGGTTAGCTTGCAACTCTCCGCCATCATCACCTACAAAAGATGTTACTACCTCGATTCTAGTAGAACAGTCTAGCATAAAATTATCAGAGTTTTGATCTACCTCAGTAGAGGTTACGGAATAGACTCGTATATATGGCTCAGAGGCATCATTAGGCACTCTATTATAAACTGGCACATAACTACCATTTACAGTAATTGCATCCGTTAGGCGGCTTATAATTGCCCTCCTAATAAAGTGTATGGCCTCATTCATTTAAGTAGTTTTTTTATTGTGTTATCTATACTGGTCATCATTTCTTTTATTCCCTTGTTTACAGTAGGGTAAAAAAATGGGATCTCAGCATTACCATTTTTTCTTGGGCTGGGCGTTCCGCCACCAAATTCTACAAAGCCAGAATAATTAGCATCAGATCTGATCTCAGCTTGTTTATTATTTACTACAGCTTTAATATTTCTCCTTAGATGACCTTTGTCAACTGGCGCAACTTTTTTCATTTCTCTGGCCATCTTTAAAGCGCCTTTTCCTATCTCAGTAGAAAGCGCTGTTTTATCTATAGCCTTTAGCTTTATGAGTTTGCCCTGGAGCTTATTATAGCTGTTTTTATCTAGCTCTATTTTCATTAATCTAATTTAGTGGCTTGTATGGTAGTAAAAAAATCCTGTTCACTATCATAAAAACCATTTATGCGATACAGGCCATCTTTGCCCTCTATCTTTAACAGATCATTATCCTGGATCTGATCAGCGGCCTTTTTCCTTAGCTCTAATTCAATTAAAACATGGCGGCCTCTTTTACCCTCAGTGTCTTTTATTTCGCCCTTTATATCCTTTTTATTTGCCCATAGCGTTTCTACAGTTGCATTTGTAGAGGTGTATCCGCCATAGCCATCAGCTGTTTTAGTCAATCTTTTGACCTCAATTCTAGTATTTAATCTACCAGCACTCATTTAGAAATACATTGTTTTAAAGGATTGTAGTATGTCCTTAGTCTTTACAGGCACCTCTGCTACTATAGTTCCAGTTACAAAGTCAGCTCTATAATCATAAAGGCTTGACACTAGGTGTAGTATGGCGTGCTTTACAAGCTCATGAGTGAGTCCGCTAGTTACATAGGTGACCTTGACCTCTTTAGCTGGTAGGCTCTTTATTTCTACCATAGTATCATCCAGGCCATAGGTGTCATAATCTATAGCAGTTCCCTCAGAGGTTACTGAGCTGATAGATGCTACTGGTGCAAAAGGCAAAGTAAAACGCTGGTCAACCTCCTGGAGGTAGAATGTTCTATTTTTAGCGACTATATCTTTTCCGATATAGTTTTCACACCATTCTCTGGCAGTAGTGATCATTTGATCTATGATAGTATCATCAGCGCTAGTGTCGATGCGCACAAAATCTTTTACGTTTTGTGTAGTTAATACCTCGCTGCCAGTTACAGAGTTGACCTTAATATCGTGCATCATTTTTTACTTTTAGTTACTCTCTTTTTAGGAGCTTTGGCCTCTTTGGTTTCTTTTACAGCCTTTTCCTCTTTGTATTCTATAGCTATTCCTTTTCTAATATAGTGCTTTGCTATCTTAGGATCCAGATCAACAATGTCACCCTCTTTGCGCCATCCTGGCCCAGAATAGACATCTCTAGTCATTTTGATTTTCATACTATATAATTTACAACAAAGATAAAAAAAAAGCGCCACAGTAATTGTAGCGCTCTCTCCTTAAACAAACCAAACAAAATTACGATTATGAAATCATTCTTTAAATGCAAAGTTATTAAAATATTTTTTGTTTTTTCCTGTAAGTGAAACTCTTATAGATTGCATTTTTCCAGTATTTTTAAAAATAAACCAACCATTAAAAAAATCAGACCAGACAGCAAAGTAGTCAATTTTGTCTTTAGTGTAGTTACGTTTATTGTTTTGTAGGGGAATATGTACGTTTTGCCTGGTTTTACTTTCTGGGGTTTTAGTAGATGATTTTATTTGTACTCTGAGGAGTCGATCCCCTGTATCCACAATACAGTCGTAAAGGGATGAATCTATAAGAGGCATGGATACCTGGTAATTATTTTTCATGCACTCAGTGGCGAATATGTACTCCGCCAAACAACCTCTTTGGTTATTATCCACGAAATCAAATCTACGAAAAAAACCCTAAACATATCTCAGTCTAGGGTTTTGCATCAAATGAAAAAAAACAAAACTTTACAGCATAAATGCCTCAAAACAAGTTGCGCTGCAAATATCATCACCATAACTAGGGCGATCGCAAACCTTGCAATAGCCTCCCTCGTAATCATCTGGCGGTGTGTTCGGATAAAATTCCATAACTATCTCTTTTTAATTTCCTCTAGCCTATCGGCAAAATCCCATATCTTATCACTAAGATACAAATAATCTGCTGGCTGCATTTTGCTCACCAGATTCTCAATGCTTTTTAAATAAAAATCGTATGGATCAAGCTCATCCATTGTTATATCGTATTAAGGTGAATGATATAGCAAACATTACAAGCGCATCCCATATAGCCTGGAATCTAATGCCCAGGGAAAATCCCCAGGCAATAAATCCCACTATTAAAACAATCCTAACCTTTTGTTGCAAATTCATAATTTATAGATTGTAATGTATGTATAAAAGCAAATCTAAAAATCCATACATAAAAACAAATGCACAGATATTAAATAATAATGCGCCTAAAATTATTTTAGGTTTTGTCATCTCTCCGATGATTTCCCACTCAGTAGATTGTTTGATTTTTTGAATAATAGTTCTCATAATTAAAATAGTTTGTTTCCCCAAATTTAAAGAATTATTTGGAAATTCCAAATATATGGGGAAATTAATTCATTGACAATAAAAAAAGGGTAACCCATAAAGGCTACCCTCTTTAATAAAATTCTCATACTAAATGAGCTATATTAACTGTGATTAAGCAGTTTCTAGAGCGGCTTTAGCAGTTGAGAAAGTTCCTTGTACAATCGCATTAGGTAGGTAGTTAGTTAAAGCTACTCTCTCCATTGCTCGTACAGTTACAAAATTCTTTTGGAAATTATCGCTGTCCTCTCTTGAGAACTCTACAGCTAGATTCTCACGAATCCAAAGCTGAGATGCTTGGCGTAAATTACCTACAAGAAATTTTCCGCTAGTCACGGCCGTGTTAACCGTCACAGGGATTCCATTGATTGTTGGCTGTAAACCGCTAAAGATTTGATTTCTCAAATACTCATTAGCAGTAGATTTCAACAAGATCATTTTGTGTAGATCAGTAGGATTCAAAAGAATTGTATCCGCCTGGTAGTTAGCTAGTGCTAATTGGTTAAGCGCTACAGTCAATACATCAAACTCATTAGCTGATTCAATAGCTAAAGCGAATCCGCCAGCAGCAAATGCAGTTCCATCAGTAAACAATCCATCTAAGTTTGGTGATGATCCATCCCCATTTAAGATTTCATTATCCTCTACAGATAATACTTTTTCTGGAACTCTAGCTGATAGATATGATGTTAATTGCTTAATATCATCTAGCATCTCTCCAGTGATTCTCATGTAAGTACCGATTTTCTCGACATTTACAGTAGATGCAGCTAGATCGAAATCTGACTGTCCAAATGCAGCAGCCTCAGCAGTAGCAGCAGCTCCATCAGAGTATGCAGTTTCTTTAGGGAAACGGATAGTCTGTGCATCAGTTGATCCTAAAGGTAGTAAAGAGCGGATATGTACTGAGCGGCTAGGATCGTATTTGATTTGATCTACGATAGTTTCAGCAGCTACAACTCCTGTAACATCAGCACCTAGGCTCATATCAGCTTTAACCTCGAAACGAGCAGCGTTTGCATTTCCTTTTACCATTGCATCGATTGCGCCATCTTTAAGCGCTCCCTCGATAGCAGCTTTAAATGATTTAGGAGTTGCGCCAGCAGCAGTTTTCTTAGCGGCCATTTCCATCTCATCTAATCTCTTGTTAAGAGCATCACTTTTTTCTACATACTGAGTAGTAAGGTTATCAATCTCTGATTTTAGAGATGATTCCATTTCACCCTTGGCGTTATCTTTCGCCTGGTTAAATGCTTTCTCGATTTTCTCGTCAACAATGTTTCCGATCTGATCGAGTTGGTTTTTAATTTCGTTGTCCATTATATTATTTTTTTAAGACATTAAACAAATAGTTGTAAATTTCGCCATTGTCTGCTTTTACCTCGATCGGCTCAGTGACCTCTATTTCAGTCGGCTGAGTGACATTTACATAAATTGACTTTAGCTTTAATATTTCCGCCTCTAAGGCGTATCCCAGATCATCAGAGATTTCTCCCTTTCTGATTAATTGAGCTAGTTTATCATAGCGGTTAGCAATTTTCTCTGGATCTACATTTCCTTTTACATCCATAATCATTGCCTGGTCATTGGCCGCTAATGTCACAGCTGATATTTCAAACAGCTTGACCTCGTTAATATGGCGATAGCCATCATGGCCCATTTCTTTTTGGATCGGTAAGATCCCTACAGAGTTCTCAGTAATCACTCCAGCTTTCATTAACTCTACAACATCTTTTCCTAATTGTGTTTTAGGAATTTGCGCCTCGAATATTAAACCTTTGTCATCCTCCTCTAGGTGTACCATTTTCCCTAGCGGCTTATCCATATCATGCTGATATAGATATTTAACTCTCTGGCCATTCTCTTGAATAGTTTTTTTGTATGCTCCCTTATTGATTACATCGCCATCAGAATCGACATTACCAAAAACAGATCCATATCCTTTTACAACTCCAGCAGCAGCATCGGCATCTACCAGCTCGCCTATTTGAGTTGATTTATAAATGATTGTATTCATATTGCAAATATATTAATTAAAAAATTTATCCTCCTCAGACTGGCCCTCCTCAAAAACTATATTGTTTTTTTGATCTGGTAGTGGAGCATCATGTATATTGTCCAATAGTATTGTTTCTGGTATTCCCTCCTTAAAAGCATTGCATCCTCCTGTTATTGGTTTAAAATGTTTGCATTTTTCGCAAATCAAATCTTTTGTTGTCATTTTTTAAAATATTTGTTTACTAATTCACCCACCAACCTAGCATATTTGCTGGGATTTGATTTTAATTCATATTCAGTAAAGCACTCTGCCAAAAACTCATCTAAATTAGTACTGGCATAGGATCCCATATATGTTTCACTAAAAGCCTTTACATTTCCTGTATCTAAGTATTTATCTATATCCTCAAAATACTGTTTACGGATTGCCTCTAATTCTTTATAAAATTCTGCATCTATAACATTTCTGCGATCTGATATAATATGGGCAAACTCATGAGTGACTGTAGATATTACATTATTTTCTGGATCAACTGGCGATTTAAAGGTTTTTTTGAATTTATCATAATTTAGATTCCTAGATCTAGTTTCAGCACTATCAGTTCTATCGCCAAAATTGATTCTATGCAGCTTGTTTGCTGGTCCAGAGAAATATCGCCTTTCTACAAACCCATACATCCTTTTAGAGGATTTAAATATTAATTTTACTGGTGTATTTACATTCCCAGGAGTTTTAACATTATATTTATTTGTAAGTTTATTGATCTGCTTTAAATATTGATTCAAGGTATCAATACTTATAGTCCTAGAAATTGTTACAGATTGTATATTAATATCAGATTTAGAAAATATTTTAGTAGCTAAATCTTTTGCCTCTTTAACTGTTTTAACATCTTTAAAATCATCTACAACCTCCACAGCCTCTCTAACTGGCTTTGGCGTTCTAAGTACACTCTGAGTTGATCCTCCTGGAGGTCGCACTCCAAATCCCTCTATAGTTCCAGCAGCCTGTGCATCCTCTTTAGGAAATGGCGCTACAGAGCATCTACATCTAACCACATTTTTAGCACTACCAGCTGGATCCCCTGGATGAAATAATAACTCGCCACCTACTAAAAACCTTTCTTTAAAATCTACTATCTGAGCATCAGCTGCTCTATGAGCTGGGCGCTCTCTGCCATCTACAGATGTCATCCATTCCTTTTGTAGATTTTCCTGGCCAAACATATCAGTAGCACTTTCCAGCGTTGCATAGTTAGCAGCATTAGTGGCCTCAGTTCTTACTAATCGCTCTGCCTGGCTCTTAGAATACTGTCCAAACTTTTGGCGTAATATGCGGCCAGCCTCTACCTCGCCCATAGCCATAAACTCTGGATCAGAGGACAGGCGTTTAAATATACTAATCAGAGTAGCCTTAGCTGTACCCTGTACCAGCACTACTCTCTCTGCTGCTATTTGCTGGCTTACTCTAGCAAAGCGTTCCGCCCAGATGTCATCATATCCAGATACATCTGTTTGCTTAGAGATTACCTTGTCAAAATTCTTAGAATACCATTTAGCGAACTTGAGGCCTATGTTCACATAGATCTGGCGATAGATCTCAGACAAATCTGCTGATCTAAATAGGTTATCAAAACCATTGCTTTTTCCTGTCTTTAGAAAATTTGCTATAGCCTCACTGTATTGGCCCTCATAGTATTTACGAACTCCAGCAAATTCTTTGCGCTCTGAGCTAGCTAGGAGTTTATCAAAATTACCTTTCCAGGATTCTTTGGCTTTCTTTATGATTGTTTTTTGATCATATAAGGAATAACAAACAGCCACACGCTGCTCATTAGTTCCAAAATCAGCCTGGATCTCTGGATTAATTACACAGCGGCTAATAAACTCGCTGCGACTCTCATTTGCTCTGGGTTTTGGTAATGGCATTATCCCTCATTTTCTGCTATTCTTTTTGCCCAGGATACCATAGCAGCACCACCCCATAGATTGTATGCTACATAGCCTTTGTCCCTCCAGGGTGTATCCTTATACTTAGGATCTATCTTAGCGTTATCCTCATGGCGTGCTAGAAAGCTATGAACCCTCTTGACAGTTGACAAACTGAGCGCCTCTCTGTTTGCTAATTGGCTTGCTCTCTGCCAGCCTGTGGGTGTCCCAGCAGTCACCTCATCTCTGCCATATTTCTCACGCCACTCAATCATTCTACGAGCGTTATTAGTAGCGCCCTGGGGATAATCCTTGTAAGTTTCCTCTTTTGTTTCTATTGAGTTATAGTCTATTGGTTCATTATCACCAGCCTCTCTCCTTTGGGCCGCATAGAACTCATCCAGGCGATTGTTTTTAGCTGCCTCATATTCAGCGTGACTAGAGAATGGCATAAATACAGTAGAGCCATTAAATAGATGCTCATGGTATCCAGTGCCTCCCATCTCTATAGCTCTGGCCTGGGCCTCCTCTATAGTGGTATAAGTATCTACAGTGTTAATTACTGCTGACTTAAATAACTCAGCCATATCCATGTTTATGCTCTTAGGAGCTATCTCTGGAATGATTTCGCCATCAATAGGTAGTAAGTTGGCTGGCACATAGTAGTCATTTAGCTTTTCGTTTTCCTCATCCATACCATAAGACATAGCAGCACGCTTTTCGTTTGGCGTGATCCACCAGGCCTGGCTCATCTGGCCCACTACTTTCTCCATTTCCTCCTGGAGTTCTGGAATAGCACTATAGTCAAAGTCGATATAGATTTTATCACCATACTGTGGAGCTAGCCATCTATTTAACTCATCTCTGATTTTGTTGAGTTCTGGTATTACAGCATTTTGATAGAGCGCCTTTTTAGCCTCTTTCATATTGTTGTATGTAGTGCTGTCTGTATTGTTTAGCAGCTGTACTGGTACGTTATAGATATTACAAAGATCTTTGATTGTGGCGTTGTATTGCTCTATGAGTGATAGATCAGAGGCATTTAGTCCAAAGTTTACCCAGCTCAGTTTCTTAGGCGTGATGATTACATCCCCAGCATTATTGCTGCCCTGGTATTGTTGGCGGAATTTATCCTTTAACTGTTTGGCCTGTACCTCATTTAGATCACCCTCATCAGACATTAGGATACCTCTAGCAGTTTGATTCTGTAAATATTTTACTCCAGTAGTTAGTGCCTGGTTATTAGCATCCATTACTCTCAGTCCAGCCTTGAGCGGTGACATACCATATAAGTGAGATCCAGTTCCATCATAGTAGAGGTTTTGATCTTTGATGTGGCAAATGTCCTCAGCTGCTATTCTGTACGTTCCATTGTACTCAAGTGTGTACTCTTTAACTGGCTCCATAATGCCGCCAGAATTAATTTCTACCTTTTGTGAGGGTAAAACATACAGCTCTCTATATTTAGCTGCTAGCGCACCAGTGTCTGGGCCAATACCATAGATGTATCGGTTTCCAGTAAGTTTACCAAATGCAATGATTTCCTGGATCCAGGAGTTGTAGCTTTGTGCTGGATTTGGGCGGTCTAGTAACTCATGCAGCTCGGTGTCCTCAAGTTCTACCAGCGCTTTTTTCTGTAGCATCTTAGCCTGGAGTACTGTATTAGAATTAAACTCTCCAGAGGTTAGCGCTTTATATCTTTTTAGATCATTAGATTTCTGTACCTCGTAAACTTGAAATGGAATATTGGTAGCTGATTTAGTGATCAGATTTATAATTGAGTAGATTGTAGCGTTGTATCTATAGCCTTTGTCTATGTAGGTATCATCATTCTCTGGATTCCAAACTAAGGTATCACCCAAATAGTTGTAGATTGCTTTGTTGAAATCTATGTGAGTTTTTTGTGCGCTTTTAGAAACAAGGTTTTTGAATCTATCTAAGAAACTAGCCATCCAATACAAAAATTTTAATTATACAAAAATAGTAATTATATTACAAAGAAATCATTACGCTTACTGTATTGCGAATAAACACCATATCTGATAGCATCCATAGCGTGATTAAAGCGATCCATAGGCTTGTTTATGATAGTCCCATCCTTTAACTGCTCCCAGTAGTAATTGTGATACTCTTTGATTATATTTTTTGATTCCTGGCTCACCACTATGTCAAACTCTTTGAGCAGTGATATACCAGCATTAATAGATCCAGCGCCTTTTATAGCTGGCTTTACATACATTCCCAGGCGTTTCATTTCCTCTCCAGACTTAGGCTCTGCTGCATCATAGAAAATTAGTGTCTGATCATACCCTAGGCGTTTCAACTCATCTACTATGTCGCTGTTTGTTAGGCCTGTTTTATAGATTAGCTCATGGATGTAAATAGTATCGCCTTTACGAGCAATTAAACAGGCTGAGGTGGGATCATTTGTGTAGCCAAAATCGAGTCCTATTGATGCCTCAGTGTAAATATCAAACTCTGGAAAATCCGCCAATGGCTTAAATGTCCAGTTACTAAATATCTGGCGTGCTGAGAATACAGCCTTTTGGCCCTCACCAAAGACTCGCCAATAGTCTGGATCACGCTCTCGCATCCGCTCTATCTCATGTACTAAATCTTTAGATAGAAACTTGTTATCCTTATAGGTTGTTATCCAGGTGTCACAGTCATCTCTAGGAATGATCTCATCATAGATCCAATGCACAGGATCACTAGGGTTAAAGTCCAGGATAATGTAGTCAGTACAGCGCATATTAATTTGGCGAAAGTCCTCCATAGTCAGCTCATTGGCCTCGTTTAAAAAAGCTATGTTGCGCTTTCTACCTCTGATTTTCTGGCTATCATCTACAGATAGGAACTCTACTAAATGGCCATTATACATGAAATGGCCCTCCACCTTGTTATGTACAGCGCCATCTAAAAACATTCCCACATTTTCTGCTATCTCTAGGAAATCCCTTTGTACTGATCCTTTGAGTGCTGGTAGTGTTTTTCTAACTATTGAAATGACTAGAGGCTCCTCAGACTCTGTAATTAACCAAATAATGTACTGGCATATAGCATAGGTTTTACCAGATCTGGTCCCACCCTGGTGAACCCTTAGCCTGGCTTTTGATTTTCTAAGCTGTCGGAATTGTTTATTTATTTTCTGGCGCATCATCCTGGTCATCGTATTCCGCTGGAACCCATTCGATAACCCTAGATTTTAATCCCCCTGTTTGTTTTATCTCTTGTTTAGTTCCATTGAGCCTATGAGCCTCATGCTCCTCTGCTATCATTTTCATGGCCGCTATTTGTAAGCTAGGTGTTTCCGAGTTTATCCAATTACTAAGCATTTTAGTTTTTTTAGATACTCTCATTTCCTCTACTGCCTTTTTTATAGCGTTCGATTCGTTAAGTTCTAAAGCATAAAAAGTAGTCTTAGAGCAAGGTAAAAACGCCACAATATGCTCAATGAACATTAGTTTGTGTTTGTCTATTGCTGCCAGAGCTTTCTTTTCTAGTTCTTTTTTATCGTATGCCATATTAATTCCACCTAAATGAGATGCCAATAATAAAAATGTAGATGTCTATGCTTTTCATTGTGTGATCCTCAAATGAGTTTAGATACTCTACACCTACACAAAATCCCATCAAAGGATAAATTTGGATCTCAGTCATTTTTGAGTTTATTATACAAAAATAGATAAAAATCCCAGATAGCTTGCTGATAGTTTTTAGGATCATGCAGTTTGTTTGTTGTATGGGCCTGGCCATCAACTACATATACCAGAATAAACTTACC